TTAGAAATTAAGGTATCTAGCAAACTTTTCTGCTGAGATATCTTTTTGCTTCTTTGTTACATGAGCATATATATTCATGGTTGTCTGTATATCTGAATGTCCGAGTCTAGTTTTCACGTCTTGTATGGATAATCCAGCTTCAAATAGTAAACTACAGTGTGTGTGTCGAAAGCCATGAATGGTGATGTCCTTTAATTCATTTTCTTTACATAACCTTTTTTGAATATTATTTGGTCTAAGAGGATCCAGATAATTGTTGTTCTTTGACGCAAAGATGATCTGATTAGGTCTAAGAGAGTTGTGACCAAATGATAATAAATACTTTCTTTGATCTTGTCGCCATTTTTTTAAGATATCAATTGTAGTATCATCCAAAGAAATTTCTCTAATCGATGCTTCTGTTTTGGGATGATTAATCACGATTTCATTTTTTGTGTTTCTAGCTATGGTTTTGTTGATTGTTAGCATCTTATTGTTAAAATCAATATCCTCCCAAGTCAGTGCTAAAGCTTCACCTTTTCTCATTCCAGTAAAAGCCAGAAGTCTAAATAAGGGGTAGGATAGAGGGAACTTATCTTGTTTAGCAGCTTCCAAAAATTGCTTGAGTTCATCTGATTCATAAAACTTAATACGTTCGTCTTTTTTTCGATATTTTCCTTTTGAAATGTACACATCTTTCATGGGATTTGAATTTATAACATTAATTCGAACTGCATAATCAAAAACCGCAGTAGTGTATGTTTTTAATGCTTTATAGGTTGAATATTCATCTTTCCACTTATTAACGATTTTTTGACAATATGCGACAGTAAATGAGGATATCTTTCTTTTTCCAAAATAAGGAAATATATTTTTAGTGAAAAGAAAAGATACTCTTGATAGGGTACTCTCTCTGACAGTAGTTTTATATTCTTCAAACCACATATTTTGGATCTCTATAAAAGTATAATTTTTTTCTGGTGTATATTTGTTATCTTGTGCCTGCAATTCAAGTCTAGACTTTGCAATCCTAGCTTCTTTTTGTGTTTTAAAACCACGCCTTGTTGTATAAATCTTCTTTCCGCTTGCTGGATCAACACCTAAGTAAGCTTTAAACATCCAATATTTTTTACCGTCTTTTTTTTCATATTCTTTAATCATATTATTCCTCCTGTGCCATAGTTAAAAATGAAATACCCTCGGACAGTCCCCTGAATGAACACAAAATTTTTCCCTTAATTGATACCTTTGATAAATCATCAACTATGATTTCTTTTCTTTCCATAAACTGAGAAATAGGTGAAAAAACATGCTTAATGCCTGTAATTTCAACAACTGGTTCATACTTAAAAATGTGTCCATCGTAGCCGCTTGTATTAGCTTCTAAACATAATAAATCTCCAGACTTTATATAGTCAGAAGGATCGCCGAAAATTTGAATAAAAGCTGCGATATCACCGTTGTTCAGAAATTGATTATCTTTGGTGGTTACAATTTTAGACAGTTTGATCGGTAATCCTTTCCAAGTTTGAGGGATTGTTACTTCTATATTTTCCATATACTTATCTCCAATCTAATTCATAATATAATTATTCTTGTACTCCTGAGAGCTTTACCACTCCTTGCACATTGTTATATTTTTCATCTGATATATACGCGCTAATGACTGGGGCTTTTACACTTACAAAGCTATTTTTGCTTATGATGGTTCCATAGAATAGAACTTTTGAATTTGGGTTTGCATCTTTCAAAATATTTATTAACTCAGCAACAGTAATCTCTTTTTCTTTATCAGTCAAAATAGTCACTCCTCTCGAAAAAAACGAATGTATGTTCGCTTTTGTGTTAAAAAAATATATGGTCAGAATTAGGTCTGACGAGGTACTTTGTCATGAATTGTTTGACAAATGGTTCATATCTCAATTCGATTTCGTAGCTCTCTAAAAAATTTACATAATTAAAAGAACCAGGATCAAATTCCGGATTGCCTAATGTTACTTCAAGCATTTTTTCAATCATAAATTCTTCTGCTTCGTTTTCCATTTTAGAATGAAGAGCAAAAGTCCGTTTATAAAGTACATAATTATTTTTATGTTTAGCTGCATGTCCTAATTCGTGAAGAAGTCTTAACAGCTTGACACGATCAGACAGGCGAGCATCCAACACAATTGTGTTCATAATAGCAATATACTTTGCATCAGAATCGAGTCTTGGCGTTTCCATAATAGTGACGCCAAGCTCGTCTATAATCTGATTTACTTCATTATCCAAATCCAAACAAACCACCTACTCAGCATCAGAATTATTCTCAAGATACGCTTCAATAATACCAGTTAAAACTTTACGGTCATGTTCAGTTAAAGGCTTACCATCACTACTCATGACAGATTCAAGTGCTTCTTCTACTGTAAATTGAGGTTTACCAGATAGACTTGCTGTTGGGTTATCAGTTCTTCCTAATAAGTAATCGGTGGATACATTGAAATAATCAGCAACTTTTAATAAATTTGTGCCCTTGGGTATGTTCTTTTTCCAAGAATACAATGAGTTTTTACCAATTCCGATCTTTTCCTCTAAATCATTTACAGAAATCCCTTGTTTCGCACAAAGCAATTTTAACCTATCAAATGCTGTCATATTAATGATCCTCCAGAATCGCTACGACCCCAGTTAAAACTAGATGTAAAAATAGATGAAAAACTGTTGACAATTAAATCTAGATTTAATATACTGTGTTCGTAAGCTAATTTAATAAGCTAACAAGCAATAAGAAAGACACCCAACTAAAAATAAACAATTCGACGTCGCCAAACTAAGAATGTTGATTTAAAAGGGATAATTCTGTGCTTATTTAACTATGTTTCTATATTAAAACTAGTTTTAATATTTGTCAACAATAATTAGCGAATTTAATTAGCTTACAAATTATAAAGGAAAGGAGAATTAATAGTATGTCACAAGATTTTATCTTAAAAGTCAGAATTCAGTTGGCTAAGTATGACAAAACACAGAATTGGTTGGCGGATACTATCGGCATTTCCAGAGCATACATGTCCGATATTATGAACAGTAAACGTAAACCAGACAAGCAAATTGAGCCTATCGAAAATGCTTTAGCTGCATTAAAGGAGGATTCGAATTAATGGAATTGCATATACCAGATGAATTGATGCAGAAACAGATAGCTCTTTCTATTGTGACCATTGCAACTGCAGAAATTGAAAAACGTATGAAATTGCTAACGAAAACACTTGAGCTACCACCGTATGGAAACAAAGAAACTATCAAGCAGGTTTTAGGTATCGGAGACAAAAAACTCAACAAGTGGATTTCTATGGGATTAAAAATACAGGTTTGGAGTCCGCAAGATATTCGGATTGAGAGAGAATCGCTGCAGCATTTCTTAGCTGAGAATTTTGAGGTGTGAACATGACCTACACACTTGAACAAGAGTTGCTGATCGACACCTTAGCCAAAGAGAGAGTACACAGCCTCCATGACCAGTTGCACGATCGAAAAAGCTTACTGAGCGATTCTCAACGAGATTTGCTAGTTAGAGATCTCAAAAGGTACCAAGAATTACTTTATCAATGCCGATTGAATCGGCAAATAGAATTGAGGTGATTTTTTTGAAAAGTTTACGAAGATCAGCATTCTTGATCACAACATTTTTCCTAGGCGTTTGGTTTAGCAGTCGCCAATTACCTGATTGGGCACTCATTGCATTGCCGGTGTCGATTATGTGGTGGTTGATCAAGTATGACGAGATTGCTTATCGAAAAAGATTAAGGAGGGGGAAAATTGAAAGCTTGGACGACAAAAGAAATTGCGTACGTTCTTAAAAACGCACTAATGGCCGAAACAAACGAAGTTGTCAATGCGGAACAGATAGCAATGAAATTAGGAAGGTCAGTTTCAGCAGTTACGAAAAAGATCTCTGACATGAGAAAAGATGGGAAATTCCCGAAAATTCAAAAGGAACTTGCTTTTGATAGTGATGGTAGGCCATGGACGCTTGCAGAAGAAAAATGATTGATTGCCATGTACAAGCAAGGAGCCTCGTATGAGGAAATCGGAGAAGCACTAGGGCGATCAAAAGGATCTTGTTCAAATAAATCCGCAAAACTTAGAGCTTCAGGAAGAGTTAAATCTCAAAAGTTAAGCTGTTGGCCAGACAATGATGTACGCATTTTATTAGACACAATCGAATTTGACTCCAATGGTTATGTATCGAACTACGAAGAATTAGCAAAAGTGACTGGTAAGCAATATTCGCAAGTGGTTCAGAAAGTTGGTCGTCTGAGAAAAGAGGGCAGGATCCCTGCCAATGTAAAACCCGGAACTACCAGCTTGAAATCAAAACAATCAATGCAAAAATTCAACAATGCCCGATTTGCCCAATATGCGAAGAAGGAGGAAGACTCTATGCAAACAGAACAACCCATGCAATCAAGAAGTGTGACTGCCGGATCGCTCAGTATTGAATCAAAAGAAGAACGTGTGATCCATACAGTTGTAATCTTTGCAGGCGTAGAAACACATACGTACTTCTCAGCAGATGGAACCAAAATTGCGGAAATACAAAAAGAGCCTACACCAGTTCCCGCTAGTGTAGACCAACAATAAATATATTATACAAAAGGAGTTTAACACATGAACGAAAAAATTCAAGCTTTAGCAGACGAATTACAACAAGAATGTCACAAAGAAGGTGTTGCTTTACTTTGTACCATGCAAAAAGAAGGAGAAGCAAACGTGATGGTCGCTGGCAGTCTACCAGAAATCGGTTTGTTATTAGCATTGCAGGAGCGAAATTTGGATAACGAAAGTCCAATAAAAGCCGAAATTTTACGAAAAGCAGCGCTCTTATCACTAAAAGAAATGGAGACCGATGAAGGAACGAACATCGGCCATACATTTGTGACTGATGATTTAAACGATATTCCGGAAATTTTAAAAAGTTTTATGCGAGGTGATTACGAGTGAGTGTGAAAATCAACAAATTAGAAATCGAAAACGTTAAACGTGTCAAAGCGGTAAAGATTGAACCGAATGCCAGCGGATTAACCATCGTGGGCGGAAACAATAACCAAGGGAAAACTAGTGTCATTGATGCCATTGCATGGGGACTTGGTGGCAATAAATACAAACCAAGCCAAGCGTATCGAGAAGGATCAGTCACACCACCACACCTCCATATCGTCATGAACAACGGTCTTGTCGTTGAACGCAAAGGTAAGAATTCTGATTTGAAGGTCATTGATCCCAATGGAGAAAAAGCTGGACAGAATTTATTGAACAGCTTTGTCGAAGAGTTGGCCATCGATCTACCGAAATTTATGGATTCGTCAAGTAAGGAAAAAGCAAATATCCTCCTGCAGATTATTGGTGTGGGCGATCAACTATTTGAACTGGAACGCAAGGAGCAAGAAATATATAACCAGCGGCACACGATTGGTCAAATTGCCGATCAGAAGAAAAAGTTTGCAGCAGAACAGCCATATTTCCCAGAAGCACCTAAAGAGCCGATCGCAGTTGCTGATCTAGTTGCCAAACAACAAGAGATCTTAGCCAGAAATGGTGAGAATCAACAAAAGCGAAATCAAGTCAATCAAATCTCTTTTCAGTTGGAACAATCGAAATCAAATATCCAAGCAATCAACACGAGGATTGAAGAACTTCAAGCACAACTGCAAAAAGAACAAATTGAATGCAATCGATTATCTGCAGACTTGGCAACAGCGCAAAAGACTGCTGAAAACCTGCAAGATGAATCGACACAAGAACTCCAACAAAATATTGCTGAAGTCGACGAGATCAATCGACGTGTCCGGGCAAATCTAGATAAAGACAAAGCCGAAGAAGATGCCAACGAATACAAGAATCAATACGATACTCTGACAAACGACATTACTTCGATTCGAGAAGAAAAAGCAGCGTTACTCGCTAATGCGCAACTACCATTACCAGGATTATCTGTGACAGACGGCGAGTTAGTCTATAACGGTCAAAAATGGGACAACATGTCTGGCTCTGATCAGTTAAAAGTATCGACGGCAATCGTCAGGAAATTAAAACCGGATTGCGGTTTCATCCTGTTGGATAAATTGGAACAGATGGACATGGTCACGTTGAACGAGTTTGGCCAGTGGCTGGAACAAGAAGGTCTACAGGCAATTGCAACCCGCGTTTCAACAGGTGATGAGTGCGAAATCATAATTGAAGATGGCTATGTGACTGAAAACAGATTAGCACCATCGGAGGGCGGACCTACACCTCAGCAATCACCACAACAACCGAAGTGGAAGGAAGGAGAATTTTAATGAACATTACCAAAGGAGTTATCGCCAAAGCCCAAAAAGTCGTTATCTATGGACCAGAAGGGATTGGCAAGACGTCCATCGCGTCGCAGTTCCCAAATCCTGTGTTTATTGATACAGAGGGAAGCACCAACAATATGGATGTAGCCAGAATGGATAAACCATCAAGCTGGTCGATCTTGATGCAACAAATCGATTTCGTGAAGCAAGCAATGCCATGCCAAACCATCGTAATCGATACAGTGGACTGGGCAGAGCGGCTTTGTATTGATTTCATTGTTGCCGCTGGGAACAAAACAAGTATCACGCAATTTGGGTATGGGGAAGGCTTCATTAAGCTTGAAGAAGAATATGGGCGTTTTCTAAATAAGTTATCTGATGTTGCTGAGATGGGGATCAACGTTGTTTTGACAGCCCATGCAAAGATCGTGAAATTTGAACAACCGGATGAAATGGGTGCTTATGATCGATGGGAATTGAAGTTAGGGAATAAAACGACTGCAAAAACTTCTTCCCTTACAAAAGAATGGGCGGACATGGTGCTGTTTTGTAATTACAAAACCTTGTCAGTGGCTGCAGATGACAAAGGTAAAAAATTCAAAGGCCAAGGTGGAAAACGTGTGATGTACACGACCCATCATCCAGCTTGGGATGCTAAGAATCGATTTGGCTTACCGGATGAATTGGACATGAATTTCAGTGGGATCGCACACATTTTCGCCCCTAAGCAAGCAGTGGAACAACCATTAGCTACAAATACACCAGCAACAACAGAAATGCCAGTGAGCAAGCCAGAAACGGCACAAGAAACGCAACCAACAACGACGGAGCTAAATTTTGATCGAGAAGCAGTCGATTACTCTGGGATTCCGCAAAACCTTGTTGACCTGATGAAAGCAAACAATGTTATTCCAGCAGAGATCATGGCTGCGACAGAATCAAAAGGGTATTACCCAACAGGTACACCGATTCAAAACTATGATCCAGGGTACATCGATGGCGTGCTAGTCGCTGCATGGCCACAAGTATTTACAATGATTCAAGAGATTCGAAAACAACAAAAATTTTAGGAGGAACTATCAATGACACAACAATTTCAACAAGATCGAGAATTAGGATGGGATGACACCATTGTCCAAGACAGTGAAGGCGGTATTGTCTTAGCACCAGGGGATTATATTTTTGAAGTCGTTAAGTTTGAACGAGCTCGCTACACACCGAAAAGCGGTGATTCTAAATTGCCAGCATGCAATATGGCCAAACTTGAATTGAAAATTGACTCTCCGCAAGGGACAGCAACTGTGTTCAATAACTTGTATCTGCATACGTCAACAGAAGGTTTATTGTCAGCATTCTTCGCTTCGATCGGTCAAAAGAAAAAAGATGCCCCTTTGCAAATGAATTGGAATCTAGTTACAGGTGCAAAAGGAGCAGTTAAGATCAAAAATCGGACTTACAAAGACAACACCTACAATGATGTCGATCGGTTCTATCCAAGTGACGCAAGTTACTACACGACCAAAGAAATGCCTGCAATCGTTCAGCAGTTACAACAGCCACAATCAAATTATCAAGGTCAACCAGCAGCGAACAACTATCAACAACCAGCACAAAACTATACTCAATCACCCGTAACGAACCAACCGCAACAAGGATTTAATCAACAACCAGCACAAAACTACCAACCAGGGGCATTTTAGGAGGAATCACCTATGTCAAAAGAAATTGATTTGCAGTTGTCAGAATTAGCGGAAGGCGCCATCCAAGAAAAATTGGATGGTGAACTTCAAAAAGTTTTTCAAAATATCCATGATCCGAATACACCAGCAGAAGCCAAACGAGTTGTCACGATCAAGCTTGAATTTAAACCAGACGGCACACGGCAAGTAATTGCAGTAAGCAGTGACTTCACAACGAAATTGGCACCAGTGGAAGGTGTATCGACAACGGTTCTCACAGGAAAGGATCTCTCGACTGGAAAAGTAGAAGCACATGAGTTGCGATCGGCAGTGCCTGGTCAAACGTATTTGGATCCAGAAGACGGACAACCCAAAACCGACATTGGGGAACCAATTGATGTCATTGAAAAAGAAGAAGCCAAACGCCAGCAAGTAATCGACCTACAAAAGAAAAGAGGATAAATAGATGGACTTAACAAAAGATGCAATCAAATTTATTAGTGAATTGGAAACAAAACCGCATGAAAGAATTGTTGAAATGGATGATGGACGTTTGTTTTCTGTGAATACTGCAGGTACTGTGGAAGAAATTTTTCCTCATGCAGTATTGGCCAAGAATCATATCCATATCAATACACTTAGTGGATTGGTGAATTATGTGAAATCAAATATCGAGCGTGAAGGAGAAAAATTGATTTTACACATTGAAGATGAATCAAGCATTCAATTGATGGGGACGCTAGAAGTTGATGGTCGACGGGAAGTATTGGCAACTGTGGGAGCAATTGTTCCTCGATTCGACTTTGGCCAATTCTATGATATGGAATCGTTCAACATTGCGCTTCAATCTAAATTTGTGGATCTAAAAACGATAACGGATCTTGATGATCGTGCGATTTTGTTACAAGTAGTCGGCAATGTGACCGAAGACAACGTAAAAACGACTGGCGACGATGGTGTTAGCCAAGCAGTTGCGATCAAACAAGGGCTTGCTAGTAAAGCGGATGTGAAAGTACCGAATCCAGTGAATTTGGCACCTTATCGGACATTCCTTGAAGTCGAGCAACCGGTTAGTCAGTTTGTATTTCGGATGAAAGATGGTCCACGTGCCGCGATTTTTGAAGCCGATGGAGGCGCTTGGCGCAATCAAGCAATCGTAAATATCCGTGAGTACTTGAAAGAACAGCTTGCAGAAGAAGTTGAATCTCAGCGGATCACGATTTTAGCATAGGAGAACTGATTATGGATAAATCAAAAAAAATTAATTTTATCGGTGGCTATTTGGAACTTTTTGTTCCACTGCCTCCCATATATGAGTTTGGTGATTGGAAAATACGTGTCATAGGAAAAATCGTTGCTTCTGATGAAACAACAAAAGCCGAGGGAAAGAAAATCCTAATTCAAAAAGGATTCACTACCAACGGCAATAAAGAGAATGAGTTTTATAAAATTATTGATCTTGATTTTGTTTAGCTAACTTTTCTTGCTTGATTCTCTCTTTTTCTGCCGTCACGTACGCATCAGAAAATTCGTAATCAAGTTCACCAGATATGAACATCGAAGCTGATCTAATAAAACGTTTCATCGTCTGAATATCAAGAGAACTATGTTTCCTGACAAAATGAGCTTCATCATTTCCAATCCATGCCGAAAGCTCAAGTAGATTCTGTATTCTAGGTAAATCATTATAACGATTTTGAATGGTGTTATTTAGTGTTTCCGTTTTAATTTTTTCTTCAGATTCAGCATCTCTTTTTATTGCGAATGACTTTATGAGAAATTCTAATGATTTGCGAAACCCTAACCCAGCTATCTGATCTAAGCCAATAGATTCAGCTTCGAGTGCTTGATTGTATATTGTGTCAAATTCTGGAAAAGTCTCCCGTATTTCGTTTGGAAGATCATTTTTTAAAAGAGGCTTATACGTATACACAATTAAATCTTCGGTTCTTTCTATTGTGTAGTTATCTCTTCCGGTTTTCGTAAAATCAAAAGCTTGTATGTGGAATCTTCTACATTCTTTTCGAGGACATTGTAAAACAACAGCCGCAGTATTATAGATATTGCTAAAGATTTTATCAGCATAACATCCACGCATAATAGGCTCTATAGGATAAGCACAATGAGGACAAGATTCGTTTAGGTCGAAAACACCGTAAACTGGGGAATTAGAACCATCAGGAAAAGAAATAGCAATCTTTTTATTCATATAAATTTAGCTCCTTTTTATTTTAAATTATACCAACAAAGAAAGGGAAATTCTATGAAATTAAGACCTTATCAACAAGAAGCACGTAATTCCATCCAAAAAGAATGGCAGGAAGGCAAAAAACGGACGTTGTTAGTACTGCCTACTGGCTGCGGAAAAACAATTGTATTCAGTAAGGTCATCGAAGATCGGGTAAGAATGGGCGAGCGCGTGCTCGTCCTTGCCCATCGGGGAGAATTACTGGATCAAGCTTCTGATAAATTAGAAAAGTCGACTGGACTAAAAACAGCAGTTGAAAAAGCGGAAGAAACGAGCCTTGGAAGTTTCTTTCGGGTCGTAGTGGGATCCATTCAGAGTATGCAACGTGAGAAGCGATTAAGTCAGTTTCCGCCTAATTACTTTGATACGATCATCATCGATGAAGCCCATCATTGTATTAGTGATGGTTATCAAAGAGTACTGAGCCATTTCGAGGATTCAAATGTACTAGGAGTTACAGCTACGCCAGATCGTGGCGATATGCGAAACCTCGGTACATATTTCGAATCTTTGGCTTATGAATATACCTTACCAGCAGCAATCAAAGAAGGGTTTTTGTCACCAATCAAAGCATTAACTATTCCTCTAAAGTTAGATCTTACTGCAGTGAAACAACAAGCCGGTGATTTTTCTTCAAGAGATTTAGGTACTGCATTGGATCCCTATCTTTATCAAATCGCTGATGAAATGGTCAAGCACTGTGCAAATAGAAAAACAGTGGTATTTCTACCATTAGTAAAAACCAGCAAAAAATTCCGAGATATCTTAAATGAACGTGGATTCCGTGCAGGGGAAGTGAACGGTGATTCAAAAGATCGTGTGGAAGTTTTGGAAGACTTTGAGAATGACAAATACAACGTCCTTTGTAACTCGATGTTGTTAACTGAAGGGTGGGATTGTCCATCCGTCGATTGCATCGTGGTACTACGTCCTACAAAAGTTCGATCCCTTTACAGTCAAATGGTGGGACGTGGAACTCGATTACATGAAGGCAAAGAAGAACTTTTGTTGCTTGATTTTCTTTGGCACACGGAACGGCATGAGCTTTGCCATCCAGCACACTTGATTGCTACAAGTGATGAGGTGGCTCAAAAAATGACTGAGAACATTGAAGATGCTGGCGAACAAGGATTGGCATTGGATCTGGAAGAAGCAGAAGTGCAAGCCGAAAAAGATGTCATTGCCGAACGTGAGGAAGCCTTAGCAAAACAATTGGCAGAAATGCGCCGAAGAAAGCAAAAGCTTGTGGATCCATTGCAATTTGAAATGTCCATTCAAGCCGAAGACCTTACAAGTTATGTACCATCCTTCGGTTGGGAAATGGCACCACCGTCTGATCAACAGGTGTCAGCGTTAGAAAAACTAGGCATTTTACCTGATCAAATTGATAACGCTGGAAAAGCAAGTTTGATTTTAGAACGTTTGAACAAACGAAAAGAAGCTGGACTTGCGACGCCAAAACAAATCCGCCAACTTGAACAACGTGGCTTTAAGAACGTAGGAATGTGGTCATTCGATAGTGCGAAAAACATGATCGGTCGTATTGCATCTAACGGATGGCGTACACCAAACACTGTTTTTCCCGAAACTTATGTTCCTATCGGATTAGAGGTGTAGTGATGGATCTTAACATGTACAAAGTCATTTACATTGATTGGAAAGGTCGGACCTTAACAATGTATTTGCATGGCTACAATGAGAAAAATGTGGAAGAACAAGCGATGGTCGCTCAGGGAGTGTTTAAAATTAGTAAAATTTCTGTGGTTCAGTGATGAAAAACGAAGGGGTGGGGAATTTGAGCAGACGAAGAAAAGATCGTTATCGGCTTAAAGTTGGAGGACTAAAGATAGAAATATCCTTACTATCTGATTTTTGCGAAACTAGCACAGATTTTCAGATTGCAGAAGAAATTTTGATTATACACCGATTTTGGAACACTTTGGAATTTTTACGCGGCGGTGAAGATTTTGAACTCAAATTACTCAGAAAATCGAAAGGAGTAAAACAATGAGAAACAAATATCCGGGCTACTGCTATCGTTGCAGTGGATACGTTGAAAAAGGTAATGGGCATTTTGAGCGGAAAAACGGTCATTGGAAAATTCAACATGCAGATTGCGCTATAAAATATCGGGGAACTAAAGTTCAAGGGTGTGGTCAACGGCCCAGACAGGAGAAAGCCGATGAATCATAAACAAACAATCGTCATAACGATCTTATCTGTTCTGACACTATGTTGTCTAACTATTACAATTGTGGACCAGAGGAATAAAATTAATCAGCTTGAAGAGCAACTGCAGCATGAAAAACTAAAATATAAAATGTTGTATCGAGATGCGATTGTTCGTAAAGCTATAGAAAGCGGGGGGTGACCATGGCTTATGCAGTATTAGGATTTTCGTTGTTCGTTGCGATTATGGTCATTTCAGTGATCATTGGTAAAAAAATGGATGAAAAAGAGGGAAAATAATTTTGAAAGGAACAGGCATGTGGAAAGCAAATTAGATTTAAGAGAGCCGGAAAATTCTCCCCAAGAAAAATCCGGCAACATAAATAGCGATATTATAGAAGTTTTAGAATTTGGACTTTCTATAGTTAAAAAAATCTGATTATTTTCTTTAGTTAACAATCTGAAAACAATGCCTAGTTAAAGAATCGAACAAATATACTACTGAATAGAGGGATTCAATTGTTAAAAATTATACTTATTTCTTTTCTTGTTTCTTTTGTTACAACATCAATAATGATCAGGTTTCATATGAAGATGATGGAGAAATGGCTAGAACATTTTTTTGAGAAAGAATTATCGTTTATAAAAAAGGAGTTAGATACAAGTGTTAAAAAATGAAATACCAAAAGGAGATAAGTCTATTACGCCCTTTTCGAGTATTAAATGACAGTCACGAGGCAGATTTGTTTTTGAAGGATCTTTTTCTAATTGTTTCTTCATGAGAGTAAATTCTGTTTCGATCTCTTCATATACTAATGGATTTGTTAATTTAGCACCTTGAGAAATTATTATCAAGCCTAATCTATTAATAGAAGAGATACTGAATTCGTTCTGGAGGTACTCTTTTCTATTTTTAGAGTAATAGAAAAAATCAATAAATGGGAAGGATTTAGTTGCATACTCTTTTTCAAAATCTTCCCAAGATGGGAGCTGTGGTAACTCAAAAAATGTCTTCTTTCCTTTCGTTTCTATCTTTTTAGTAAAGTCAGAAGTACTTTTTTTATCTTCAACTGCAGTTATTTTTCCATAAGGCAAACGTGTGTAAGTTTGAAATTCTTTCAAAAAAACAGCGTCTTCTGAAGATAACTGCTTTATGATTTCAACAAAAGAAGGATAAATGTATTTTTGTTTGCTCTTATCCATGGATGAAGCAATCAATTTAGCAAACATAGTTCTCAATTCTTCCTCTTCAATATAATATTTTGAAGCTTCTAGAGCTGGTCCTACTATTGATAACGGAGGTTCTTGAATACTTTCTTCAGGAATTATCACAAGTTCTTGAGCGATTTTCTCTTTGTAATCTTTAAGGTATATTTCATTTTTAGCGCGTTTCTTTTCTGCATATAAATGAAGTTTTTCGAAACCAACAAGAGACATAATGTCATCCAACGCTTGAGCCGGTCCTTTAGCACCTTTAAAAGCATTGGTAGACATTGCGGTTGCAAACGAAGTAACTACTGTTGGTATTAGTTCAATCATAAAATAACCTCAATTCATTTTTAATTTATTATAGCAAAGAAAGCATGTGATACCAAATTGGAAAATAAATTAGATTTAACAGAACTATTAAAATACGTTGACCCATCAATGCTGGGTTATCAGGAATGGGTCAACGTTGGGATGGCTCTCAAGCATGAAGGATACACCGCACTAGATTGGGATCAATGGAGCCAACAAGATTCCGGACGATACCATTCAGGGGAATGTTTCAAGAAATGGGATAGTTTTGAAGGAACCAATCAACCAGTCACTGGTGCAACGATTACACAGCTGGCAAAAGATTATGGCTGGACATCCCCTTTTAGAAATGAGGACGGTGGCCATGAATTGGATTGGAACGGCACACTTCAAAAAGATGATTTGGTCATTATTGACCGAAACTGGATTGAGGGCAAAGAAATCAATGAACCAGTGAAGTGGGAGCCAGCAAGACAGATCATCCGTTATCTGGAAACATTATTCGAACCATCAGAAACGGTTGCTTATAATGTAGAATCGTGGCAAGACGAAGACGGAAAATGGAAGCCCTCGAACAAAGGAGCTTTTGACCGAACAGCAGGACAATTAATTGAAGCATTGACCCATTGTGGGGATGATATAGGATCAGTCCTTGGTGATTATAATCCAGAAGCGGGTGCGTGGATTCGATTTAATCCTATGGATGGTAAAGGCGTAAAGAATGATAATGTTACGGAATTCCGCTATGCGTTAGTAGAATCTGACAACATGAGCCTCGAAAAGCAAAATGCGATCATGCGAGAACTTGAGCTGCCTATTACGGCAATGCTGTACAGTGGTGGAAAATCGATCCATGCCATCGTAAGAGTGGACGCTGACAATTATCCGGAGTATCGGAAGCGGGTTGATTATCTTTATGATGTCTGCAAGAAAAACGGACTGACAAACGATAATCAAAACAGGAACCCTTCCAGACTAAGTCGAATGCCTGGTGTGACTCGAGGAGATAAAAAGCAGTTTATTATCGATACAAATATTGGGAAATCTTCTTGGGATGAATGGAAAGAGTGGATCGAGAGTATCAATGACGATCTTCCGGATCCGGAAAGTTTGTCCGATTTGTTTGATCAACCGATTGAACTTGCGCCGGAATTAATTAAAGGAATGCTGCGCCAAGGGCATAAGATGTTAATTGCTGGACCATCAAAAGCTGGGAAATCATTTTCACTTATCCAATTGGCCATCGCCATTGCAGAAGGTCGACAGTGGTTCGGTTTTGACTGCGCACAGGGGAAGGTGCTGTATGTCAATCTGGAATTAGATGATCGATCAGCAAGAGTTCGATTCGTTGATATCTACGAAAAATTAGGACAAGGTCATAGTAATGTATCAAATATTGATATTTGGAATTTACGTGGCAAGACAAGCCCGATGGACAAGCTGGCACCTAAGCTGATCCGACGTGCTCAAAAATCCAATTATATGGCCGTGATCATTGACCCGATTTATAAGGTATTGACCGGGGACGAAAATAGTGCGCACGAGATGGCCAAATTTACAAACCAGTTTGACAAGATCGCGACAGAGCTGAATTGTGCGGTCATTTATTGTCACCATCATTCGAAAGGCTCGCAAGGTGGGAAAAATTCGATTGACCGATCGAGCGGATCCGGCGTATTTGCACGAGATCCTGATGCGATATTGGATTTGATTGAGTTGCCAGTCACTGAAGATCGCTACATGGCCATGGAAAACGAAGCTACCTGCAGTGTTTACCTAAGAGCGATCCAACAATACAATCCGACTTATGGTGAAATCAGCCAAGACGATCAATTCAATGTGAAACAAATGGGTCAACACTTGATGAGTGCAATCCAATCACAGCAGATCCTGAAACAACTAGAACTTGAAAGACAGCAGACGGTTCGCTTATCGAGACAGGCAACAGCATGGCGCATCGATGGGACCCTGCGAGAGTTTCCGAAATTCGATCCGATCAATGCATGGTTCAAATATCCATTGCATGTACTTGATCCTTCACTGGCAGATATCAAGCTAGATGAAGATGGAAAAGATAGTTGGAAAAAAGGCACGAAGAAAGCCAATCAATCACGTAGCGAGAAATCAAAACAAGAACTAGATACAGCTTTTAGTGGTTTATCAATGGATGGTGGTCCTATTGACGCAGAGGAGATTGCCGAGTATTTAGATATAAGCAAAAGGTCAGTTTACAATAAGGTAAAAAAACATGAAGGTTTTGAAATAATTGACGGAATGCTACACAAAAAAGAAGTTGTTGAGTAATGAATAGCTAGTAAGTTATTCACTAGCTATTCAAAACAATTCTTTCCGTGAAAGGCTAGTAAGCTATTCACTAGCTATTCACGCTTCAAAACGTTGTCATGTCAGCGTCCGTTCTCCTTATGAATAGCTCCTTTTAGGATAGCTATTCATAAAAGGAGTAAACGTGACAAAAATTGGGTCTTCACAAATCTAGAAATTACAGAGTTCTCGAAAATAAAATAACAGAAAATGGTGATTGAATGTCTCCGTATACTAAAAAGCAAATTATAAAGCATGCGTTAGAATATTATATTCAACGACCAAACGCAGATCAAAAAGATGTTCACAGAGAGAAAACAGTTCTTCGGCAAATTGAGGAAGAAGTTAATCGAGAAATGGAAAGAAACGGTATAAAGCCAAAGGAGGAACGTTCATGATTGAATTCTTCATGCCAATGATCCCGCCTGAAACGACTCACCAGCAAAAGAAGGTTTCAGTGGTGAACGGCAAGCCACATTTTTATGAACCCAAAGAACTGCAGGCTGCTCGTCAAAAGCTTACTGCACATCTGGCCAAGCATGTTCCGAAGGAAAAATACATGGGTCCGGTTCGGCTCATGGTGAAGTGGTTGTTTCCTATAATAAATGGTCATCAAAATGGAGAGTATAAATACACGAAGCCCGACTTGGATAATAGCCAGAAATTATTGCAGGACTGTATGACTGATCTAGGCTTCTGGAAAGATGATTGTTATGTGGCCAGTTTGGTAGCTGAGAAGTTTTGGGCAGATCAACCAGGTATCTATATCAGAATTGAGGGGATTTGATTGGATTGGAGTGCAGTATTTACGGATATTCATGAGTGGATGAATGAATCTAATCAAGTGACACAAAAATATCCGGTGACTTCCGACCAGTACTGGGAATGGCTAGTAAAGTCTATGGGGGATCTAGGGAACAAATATAATAACCATCCACTTGTATTAGGATTTTTAAACGCGGTTATTACATTTCAAGACGAGAACGTTCAAAAAGTAAAAAATGCAAGAAGGTGATTCGCATATATGAATGGGTAACTTCACTGATAGCGATCGATCAAGAGCTTTTCGAAATAAGGCTATCGTTGGATTTAAATGAGAACGAATTATATCGTTGGCAAAACTACAGAAATGAAGATGGCGATTTGGCGAAACATCAAACTTTTTTGACAGCTTTACAAAAGCAGGCAAGACTTAAGGAAGTGATCGAATCATTGGCAACAAGAGAGGAACAACTGAAAAAGCAAAGACAAGATATTATTGACACGATTGAAAAGTTTCAAGGGCTAGATCAGCGGATACTCAAAATGAAATATGTAGATGGTATGAAGCTTGAATCAATAGCTGAAGAAACAGGATATACCTATCAGTATATAAGAAGCAGACATGCGGACATTATGAAGATGATACGATTTAGTAAAAATGTATAATACGTTGTCAACACAGATTCAACAGACATATTGATTTTTACATGATATTCTTATATTGTCGAAAAATATGAAAGACAGCACAATTTTTTTGAATCGAGGTGAATCTCCTCATTTCGAAATTCGCTAGTGCTGTCTTTTTGTTATTGCTTTAATTTTTTTTAAGCAAGGAGTATTATTTGTTTGAAGGAGGTGAAGTTATGGCTTTGAACGAAGTAGAATTGGATATACTAAGAAGTATAGACGATGGAACGCTTATCAATGCAATTAACACAGATGTTCTTGATATCAATAAGAATAGGGCGGAACTTGTTCTATATAAACTGAAAGACGCTGGATTAATTATTATGGAGCCTAGCAACACAGGTTTGGGAGAACAAATAATTAAAGGTCTAACTGCCAAAGGTTCATTAATTTTGGAAAATAGTTGAATTGTTTGACACCTTAAATTTGAGGTGTCTTTTTTCATGTACATATTTACAAAACAAACACGATAAGCGAGGCGAACCGCCTCAATTCAAATTTTTCAGTAGCTGTCCTAATTTAATTTTTTTGAGAACTTCGATATAATTATTTATGAATATTGAAGATTTACGGGATTTAGATGTTAACTATATAAATTATTATCTAAGTACCTTTCTTTTTTATCTAAGAGAAAAGGAGTTAACGAATGAATAACGACGTCTTGTTAGAAGAGCTCAAGAAAATAGGGAATAGATTGACAACATGTAGAAGTATTACTTTCTTTCATGAATTGGGGCACTTGGAAGTGGCTATGCATTATGAAGGTAAATTTTTATACCTGATATTCAATGGAAAGTTGTATTTTGTTGGAAATGATGGCAAACTTACATCAAAGCCTAATTTTTCAAATGTTAGAGGCGCCAATGGTCAAGTAATGTTTTACTTTGACGAAGGTAAGTTTCCTAATAAGGAACAGTTGATAGAAATTTTAAGAGCAGGTTATGAAAAAGCAAAATATTCGGATAAATGCAGATGCAATAATAAAACTTTTTATACAGTAAAAGATAAGTTTGGTGCATATTTTATGAGTTTATTAGGATGCGATAAAACAAATGATTTTTCTCTTATAAAAGAAATAGAGACAGACGAAAAAAATGCGGAACAACTTTGTTCAGAGATGTTTTCTGTAAAAGAATATATATATGGCGAAAAAAGTGAAGTTAATGCTAAATATCTGAACTTAAGTAAAGATGTGTTAAAGAAAATAAAGAAAACTATTAATAAGGATTTAGGGATGTAAAAGATAAAAACTTCATAACCAAAACGAGCACAATGTCTTTCTTGATTGTACTCGTTTTGGCTATTTCGATTACCCTATAAATTTTTCAATTATAGTATATAAAAAATAACCAAACTTTAAGGTTTTGTAAATCCTTCCAATTATTTCTTGGTGGTCTTTAAAAAATTTAATCATATGAGTGTTCACCTCCCTATATATGTCGTCCTTAAAAGGGGAGTGTGTGTGATAATTTTTCAAAAAAAAAAGGAGAGTGGTATTTATGGCCAAACTTAGTCCAAAGCAGCAACTGTTCGCCGATGAGTATTTAATAGACCTAAATGCCACGCAAGCTGCCATTCGTGCTGGATATAGCCCTAAAACAGCGGATGTTAAGGGTTCGCAGTTATTAGGAATAGTTAAGGTTCGCACATACATAGAGCAAAAAATGGCTGAGCGATCGAGACGAACAGGTATTAATCAAGATCGAGTGCTTCAAGAATTAGCAAAGATTGCATTTGTAAAAGCGACTGATTTAATCGATCCAAAAGATGCATCAGTTTTAGAAAATGCATCCGACGATGACTTGGCTGTCATTCAGTCAATCAAGGTAAAAGAGTCATGGGGAGAAAAAGGCTCAAGTGTCGAAAGAGAAATTAAATTAGCAGACAAAACGAGATCATTAGAAATGCTTGGCCGTCATTTGGGAATGTTCAATGATAAGCTTGATGTCAACGCAGCACAGAAAGTGGTGATTGTCGATGATATCGACGACACAAACGACGGTTAAGCTTTCGGAAATCGTACTTGATCAATTCAAATCCTTCTGGATAGCATCCAAGAAAAAGAAGCACCTTCGATATGTCCTAAAAGGTGGACGTGGATCTGGTAAATCATTTCATATCCCTATGAGAATCATGTTGGATGTGATGGAATATCCAGTATCTGCAATTGGAATAAGAAAAGTACAAAATACAATTTTGAAATCATCCTATGCAAACTTTAAAGGTGCTGCAAACGTCTTAGGCGTTCGGCATCTTTTTCGATTTGTTGACTCAAAACTTGAGATCACCTATAAGCCCAGGGGGAATAAGATTTACTTTGCTGGTGCAGATGATCCTGAAAAAATCAAATCAATCAAAGATGCCGACTTTCCTCTAGCTATTGGCTGGTGGGAAGAACTGGCAGAATTCAAAACCGAAGAAGAAGTAACTACAATCGAGAACTCTATTCTTCGTGAGGAGTTGGAAGGGAGATTTACTTCCGACAGCCAACGAAAAAAAGTATATCCATTTGATTATAGCTTTTACTATTCATACAATCCGCCCAAACGGCGCCAGTCTTGGGTTAATAAGAAATATGAATCTAGTTTTATCGATTCAAATACTTTTGTTCATCACTCGACATACCTTGGCAATCCATATCTATCAAAGAAATTTGTTGAAGAAGCAGAAAACGTCAAAAAGAATAAGCTGTTGAAATATCGCTGGGAATATATGGGTGAAGCAATCGGTTCGGGTGTAGTGCCGTTTGACAACTTACAAATCGAACCAGGATCTATCAGTGATGACATGGTGGCAAACTTCGATAACATCCGAAACGGTTTGGACTTTGGTTATGCTACTGATCCGCTGGCATTTGTACGTTGGCACTATGATAAGAAGAAAAATGGTATTTATGCTATTGATGAAATATATGGTGTGAAGTTGAGCAATAGAGAATTTGCGAATAAAGCACACGCAAAAGGATATGGTTCAGATGAAATCTTTGCCGATTCGGCAGAACCCAAAAGTATTGATGAATTAAGATATGACCAAGGGATAAAGAAAGTTAAAGGCGTAAAGAAAGGGCCTGATTCCGTGGAGTATGGAGAACAATGGCTAGATGATTTGGATTTTATCGGCATTGATCCCAAGAGAACACCGAACATTGCAAGAGAGTTTGAAAACATTGATTATCAAACTGACAAGGATGGCAATCCTAAACCACGCTTAGAAGATAAAGACAATCACACGATTGATGCGACTAGATATGCTTTTAGCAATGATATGAAGAAGAAAACAATTATTATCAAAAAACAACCAGAATGGTTAACAGGAAGGTGAAAGAATGGCAATTGCTATTGATCGTGAATTAGCTGGTGATATTAACAACCCTAGTATGGAAGTAATAAATTTTTGCATGGATGAGCACAAAAAAGAAATACCAAGACTTGATATGTTGTTTGACTACTATGAAGGGAACCCACATAAGATTGGACAAACGAAGATTCAAACGCCACACGATATGGACGAAATCTTTGTCAACAACGCTAAATATGTAACGGATATGATGGTAGGATTCACTGTCGGCGCTCCTGTATCTTATGCACCAGCAAAGGATAAAGATATTACTCCTGTAACAGACGCGCTAGACAAGATGAAAATCAAGAAGCATGACAAGGAGTTAGAAAAAGGATTATCAACAATGGGCATGGGACTTGAGTTGCATTACCTTGCGATTAAACCCGGTACTGAAAGTAATGATGTTCCAGAAACTGTTCCTAAAATTGCTTGGATTGACCCTAGAGGGATGTTTCTAGTTGTTGATGATACTATTGATCGAACAAAATTATTTGCTGTTCGTATGGTCAAGAAGCGTGACTTGAAAAGAAGAACATTCTGGGAGATAACAGTTTACACTCAAAAATGGGTGATCACTTATCTATCTAAAACGAAGCGATTAGATCCTACAAGCTTAATTAATAAATCACCGAATCCTAAAGTTAAACCTCATTACTACAAGGACGTACCTGTAGTTGAGTTTAGAAACAATGAAGAAAAGCAAGGCGACTATGAGCAGCAACTGTCGCAGATTGATGGATACAACGTCTTACAAACTGATCGTATCAAAGACAAGAAGAACTTTGTCAAAGCGATTATGATCATGTTTGGATTTGGTCTTCCTGATGAGAAACCAGACGAGATAAACGGTACTATGGCCATTGAAGCGCCAGCAAAATCAGATGGTGGCGATTTTCAGTATGCTACGAATACATTCGATGAGACTCAAGTACAGACACTTGCTGATTCTTTGTTAGACGATTTTCACAAGACTACTTATGTGCCTAACCTGAACGACGAGAACTTCGCTGGAACCCAGTCAGGTGAAGCGATGAAATACAAGTTGTTCGGGTTGTTGCTGGTGTTGTCAATCAAAATTGGATACTTGGAAGATGGAATCATGCAGCGTTTGGAATTGTTGCAAAACATTTTAAATGTAAAAGGCCATAACGTCGATGTCGAAGGAACAACGATCAAGTTCAAACCTAACTTGCCAATTAACCGATCGGATATCATAAATCAGATCAAGGAATCGCAAGAGTTTATACCGTTATTAATTAGCTTAGGTTGGTTGGATGATATCGATAATCCTCAAGAAGTTGTTGAAATGTTGAATCAGCAAAAAGAGGAGAACATGAAATTGCAAGCTAAAGCATTAGGTGTGCAAGCTGAAGATAGTCATTCGGGTTTGGATGATGAGCCAGAGGAGGACGAAGAAGATGAAAGTTGAGATCTTGTTGACCAATAATGAGGTGATTGTGTTTGAACCGAAATGGATAAACTTTGGAGTTGGACTATCTGATCTGCTAACTGATTTGAATCAGTTTTCTATTAAAGTATTTCGGTGTATAGACATTAATGGCGTTACTCATTTTATAAATATGGATCAAGTCATAAGAATTTCAGAGCATACTGAAAACACTTATTCGGCTGAAGTCAAAATTGATGGAAAAATAATCGCAGAAACGGCAAATAAATATATTCAACAACATAGTCAAATCGGGCAATCAAACCTGACTATTTAAGGAGCTGATTAAATGGCTCAAAAGAAACGCAATCTATCATACTGGGAACGACGTAACATCGACGCAGAGCAAAAGATAAACGATGGCGCAATCAAGGTTGAGGAAGCTGTAGCGAAGGCTTACAGGCAAGCGCAAACATACTTAACGCAAAAGGTTAGGAAGCTATTTGCTCGCTCTCAACAACGATCAGGACTATCTGAGGATGAAGCTGAACGGATACTGAATCAAACAACCTCAGTTGAAGAGTTAACGGAGTTAAGAAAGCTATCTAAACAAATTAAAAATCCAGAGTTGCAAGCTTCAGCAAAAAACAGATTGCAAGCATTAGCATTTAAAGAACGCATCACACGTGCAGAGGACTTGAAAGCCAAGTCCTTTTTAGTTTCCAAGCAAATTGCTGATGTGCAGCTAAAAAAGCAGACAGACTTTTATGTAGATGCTATTCATGAATCATATCGTGAGGCGACAGCTGAATCAGTCATCCGAAAGGCACAAGAGAATGCTAAGAATGGCGTTGTCATTGAGGTGTGGAACAAAAAGGATTATCAGTTCAAAGAATTGTCTACCAGGTACACGAAAAACATTCTCGATAGTCATTGGCATGGATCAAATTATTCTAAACGGCTGTGGGGCGATACTGAAGCTTTAGCTAAACGCCTTGAGGAGCTTTTTACAGTTGAAAGTATGACTGGTATGTCTGAGTTTGAAATGGCTAAGGCAATAGCAAATGAGTTTGACCGCTCTATTGGCGTTTCTAGGCGTTTGATTAGAACGGAAGCTAATTACATGGCTAACCAAGCAAAACTCAAAGCGTGGCAAGATAATGGCGTAAAAGAGTACATGCTCGTTGCAGTGTTGGACTTACGAACATCTGAAATCTGCAAAGGTAAAGATCATAAGGTTTATCTTGTATCTGAAGCCAAGGTAAACGGTGCTAGTGGTACGTATCCGCCTTTCCATCCTTGGTGCAGAACAATAGCGGTTATGTACAGCAAACGCACGTTGAAACTACCTAGAAACGCATTAGATCCTATCGGTGGTAAGGTCATTCCAATTAGAGGTGACACAACCTATAACGAATGGATGGATAAGCTGAAAGAAAAGTATTCGGATGAAGAAATTGCTATCCAAAAGAGAAAAGTAGTCAATGCCAAACGTGACAACGCTGAATACAGGTCGTTGAAAGATGTTTTGGGTAAGAAAGATTCACCGATAAATCTGAATGACTACCAAGATATTAAATATGGTAATAAAAAAGGCTTCACCAAGCTTAAAAAAGCTTATCAGCGAGTAAAATAACTAGTTTTTGTTCCTAAAAAAGGTAGTTGTAAATTTCTTTTGTATATTGTTAAATTTCGCTTATCGTCTGCTATATTATAGTTGACGGATGAATAATGCGTAACCAAATATACAGGAGTGATTTAAAATGACAGCGGAAAAATTTTTAATGGCAAATGGATTTTCGACACCTTGTGTTTGTGGGGGTTCCGGAAAACTTTACTTCAATTGTTCAAAAAGTTGGTATATATATTTACCGAGTTCTTCAACAATTGAGGATGTTGTTGAAGCGGTATACGATATGTATAAATTAAGAAGCTTTAATCAGTCAACAACAAAAATAGCCCATTAGCTACTTGGGGCTTTATAAATTAAGTGAGTATTAATCTATTAACGTGTGTGGATTCAAAATAGAGTACCAAAGTGAAAGCACTGTGTCTGGGCGAAAGCGTGGATGGGGTGCTTTTTGTTATTACTGTTTTGAGTGTGCATGGGTAAAGGAGAAAAGTTTATGCAAGCGAATAAATTATTAGTGAACCAATTTGTAGGACAGTCATGTAGCAATCGATTGATGAAGATGAAACTGCAGTTCTTTGCTGATGGTGGCGAGGGTGACGGTGCAGAAGGTGGTCAAAATGGTGAATCCGGAAATGGTGAAAACAAGCCGATTTCTTTCTCCAGCCAATCCGAATTTGATTCTGTAGTCGATAAGCGTATTTCTAAAGCTATTGAAACTGCACAGGCTAAATGGCAAACAGAAGCTGAAAAACGCATTCAAGATGCTGAAAAAAAAGGTCAAATGTCTGCTGAAGAAAAAGCGCAATACGAGTTGCAACAAGAGCGTGAAAGGTTAGAAGCTGACCGCGTGGCATTAAAACGTGACAAAGATGAAACAAGTGTAATTAAACGCCTTTCTACTGATAAGCTTCCTGACTCTCTCTCAACAGTTTTGGCACCTCTATTCGGCGGTGATGAAAAGAATTTGGATGAAGCATATGGCAATGTATCTAAAGCATTTCGTGAAGCAGTTGAGCAAGCAGTGAACATTCGTCTTGCCGGATCAGCTGATAACCCAGCAGGTAACGGTGGCGGTTCAGATGCAGAATCAATCGGTAGTCAATATGCCAAAAATGCAAACAGTCGTACAAAAGCAGACAATGACAACTTTTGGAAATAAAAAAATAGGAGGAAACACAAATGTATGTAAAACCAATCAAGACAGCTGAGCAATTAAACTTCTTAGCTAGCGCAACGTTCCAAAACTTTACCTATCAAGCTGACAAATCTTTCGAAGCTGGTGAAATCTATCCAGCGAATGACGATACAGCTTTAGGTATTGTATTTAATTCAGTAACTGTGGATGCTGATACAGGTTCACAACCAGTAGCGATTCTTGTAGGCGGCTATGTGCTAGCTGACCGTTTACCAGAAGCACCAACGGATGCTGCAATCACTGCATTAAAGAATATCACTTTCTTAGATGCTAACAAAAAACCAAAAGTAGCCGCTGGCGGCGGAGAATAAAAGAAAGTAGGAGGAAACAAACATGCCAACAATTATGGAATTATTTACACAAAATGAAGTTTTAAGCTATGTTCGTGATCGCGAATATAAACCTTTGCTAGGTGAAACACTTTTTCCTGAGCGCAAACAACCTTCTTTGAAATTGGACCAATTAAGCGGCGGTAGCCGTATTCCTATCGCGGCATCTATCCACGACTTCGATACTGAGGCTGAAATTGGAAGCCGTATTGCTAACAAGCAAGAGTTGGAACTGAGCTTGATCAAACGCAAAATGCAATTAAAAGAAACAGACATCATTGCATTGGAAAATCCACGCACGCCTGCAGAACAAGCATATCTAGTAGGTCAAGTCTACAATGATATCGATTCATTAGTGCAAGGTGTACGTGCTCGTGTGGAAGCTATGCGTATGGAAGTATTAGCCTCTGGTCAAGTTACGGTTAAAGAAAATGGATTGAACTTCACGCTTGATTACCATGTTCCTACTGAACACAAAGAAGCCTTGACTGGTACGAACGTTTGGACGAACGAAAATTCTGATCCATTAGCTGATATCGAACGCTGGATTGATGCATTGGATACTAAGCCAACTCGTGCGCTCACTTCTCGGAAAATCTATCGTGCGCTTGCTACCCATCCTAAAATCATTGCTGCAATCTTCGGTAAAGATTCTGGGCGTGTAGTTTCACAAGCTGACTTGGATGCATTCATGGAAACTCATAGCTATCCAGTAATTCGTACTTATGACGAGAAATATAAAGTACAGCAAGCTGACGGAACGTATACAACAAAGAAATATTTCCCTGAAAACAAATTCGCAATGTTCAATGATGATTTGTTGGGTGAAACGCTATATGGTCCTACTGCAGAAGAAACTCGTTTGACTCGGGATCCAGCGGTTGATACTACGCTTGTCAGCAATGTATTGGCATCTGTTTACGATGAAACGCGTGATCCTGTCGGAACTTGGACGAAAGCTGTCGCAACTGCATTGCCTTCATTTGCAGCTGCTGATGAAGTGTTCCAAGCACAACCAATCGCATAGGAGGAAAAACCATGTTTAAAGTCAAAGTAAAAGATATCCCCTTATTCTATGCGGGGAAACGTTATGGTTCAGGTGAAGAATTAATCATCGAAGGCGATCATATGAATGATGATTTGTTTGATAAAATCGAAGAAATCGAAAATGTTCCGTTCAAAGGTGTTAAAGAAGCAACTTTACGTAAGGCGCTTGAAGCTGCAAAGGTTGAAATTCCTGAAGAGGCTGATCGTGATGCATTGATTCAGTTGATGAATGACAATCAAGTAACTTTGTAAGGAGTGATAGCTTATGAAGGAACAAAATCAAATCGCCCTAGATACGCTTGCTGTCGAACTAGGGCGTAAGTTTTCTATCACGAATCCAACGTCCGTCGAAGTTTTGAAAGATGATATCAAAGATGCAATGTATGATGCCTTGGATTATTGCAATCGTGATGTACTTGTGGGCAATATGTCATCTTCTGTTAAAGATTTGTATATCTTCCGCAGAAATACTGAAGGAAACGAAGGAGAAACCGCTCGTGCTGAGGGTGGCGTATCTCAATCGTTTGAAATTGGTATTCCTGCAAAGATCCAATCAAAACTCAATCGATACAGAGTGGCAAAAGTGAGGTCGTTCAGATGAGGCTTAGGGAACGCGATTTACAAATTGTCTACCTGAAAAAACGAAAAGTCACTCATGACGAAGAAGCAGAAGAAATAATCACATACCCGTTTGATCCGATTGAGTTGAGCATGAATGTACAAGCTGCAAGCGGTACGGTAAACGCTCAGATCTACGGTAGCAAGCTTGAAACAATGAAAGCTTGCAAATATCAAGGCGATACGATTAACGAGGCGCAAAACGAACTAGATGGTGTTTGTGTATATGTTGGCAAAGACGAGGAACCAGACTTCACAATCAAATCTATCCAGACATTTTCGACACACAAGAACATTATGCTAGAAAGGAATGATAATCGTGGGAGTTGAAATCAAAGGACTGGAAAGCTTACGTCGAAAAACCAAAGCACTGCCTCAAATTTTAGATGATGCGATGTGGGATGCGACTTTTGAAATCACCGAGTTGATCAAACAAGCTGCCGAATTGCGGTTATCATCTAGCACGAAATATTCAAGTGGAGAATTATTGGGTAGTTTGAAGAACGAAGTCGTGATCAACGCACAAAACCAAATTGTTGGGCGTGTCTGGTCCGACAAGCAAGAAGCGCTATTTCGTGAAGTTGGTACTGGTCCTGTCGGTGAAGCTAGTCAAAAAGACTTACCAGAAGGATTTACACCAGTTTACTCGCAAACAGCATGGTTTATCCCAGCAAAAGATGTTGCTGTGGATTTGGAAGCTACATACGGTATTCCTCGTGTGACTGTTCAAGGTACAGACTTCTACATTACCAAAGGACAGCCAGCACGACCGTTCTTGTATCCTTCTTTAGTAGATTTGATCGGTGAAGCACCAGAAATCTACAAAGAGCATGTACAACTGAAGTTAAGGGAGTTGAAGTGATGGAACGAGTGAATATGAAGACAGTCACTGTTGAAGTATTACAAGCCGTCACTGACATCAAAAAGATTGCCACGGACTATCCTTCAACTTGGAATACTTTCCCATTGGCTATTTATAGGACAGCCAATAAACCACATCAGATTGATTCGTTGGGTAATGAGTTACAAACAGATTGGACAATCACAGTTGAATTATACGGAGACAAAAGCCAGACCAGTATTGCTGAAAGTGTTTTAAGCACATTCGGTAGTATTGGTTTTTCTGGTACCGCTAAAGATGCTAACACGGCTGATCTGAAGCGAATCATTGTTGAAGTAACAGCTGTAGTTGATAATGTTACGAAATATGTTTACAAAAAATAGGAGGAATTACACATGGATTTTGCAGGACTATTATCAAAGGGTACTGTCTTAACTTACAAAGATGGTGCAACAACTAAAACTGTAGCAGCAGTTAAATCTATCCCAGCATTGGGCAGTGACCCAGAAAAAGTGGACGTTACACACTTGGGATCAGAAAAGAAAGCTTATATCAAAGGTATCGAAGATACTGACAACTTAGAATTTGCGATCGTATATCAAGGAGATAACTTCCGTGATATTCACGCCTTGGTTGAAGCAAATAAATCGGTCGATTGGACAATCACATATCCAGATGGCTTAAAATCAGAGTTTACTGGTGAACCATATTATAAATTTGATGGTGCAGAAGTCAATCAAGCCATTGGATTTAACTTAGGTGTGGTTGTTAGTGAAGGGCCGACTATGACACCTGCGCCGGCAAAGTAATCAACCCCGAGTCGGTTACTTTGTCACCGAAGACATCTACCGCAGTTGCGGGGACTGCATCAAATCGTCAATTGACAGCAACTGTTTCACCTAGTGATGCTACTGATAAAACTGTTAAGTATACAATTGCACCAACTACTGCAGGTTTGGCAGTATCGAACACCGGGAATATTACTTGGACTGCAGATGTGCCACCAGGGACCTATACAACAACAGTTACAACAAATACCGGAAATAAAACAGACACACACGTTTTAACATTAACAGAACCAGAAGAAGGTTAGTCGAAAGACTAGCCTTTTTATCTTAGGAGGAAAACAATTATGACAAAAAACAATATCGCACAATTTCCACACACAACACCATTTGAATTAGGTGATCTAACTTTACAACTCCGATTGGATGGGAAAGCCGTTTTGGCAATTGAAAAACGATTAGATGAGGGCATCATGGGTTTATTCGTTAAGAAACAAGGAGAGATCAAATTGCCTCCATCAAATAGTTTGCTGATCTTGTTGCAAGGAGCAAACAAAACAAGCGGTGTAACGGATAAAGTTATCACTGAAGCATTCGAACAATACTTAGATTCTGGGAAAACGACTATGGATCTATTCGGTGAAGTGAATGAATTTTTGGATGAAGCTGGTTTTTTCGGAAAGAAAGAAACGGAGAACGAAGCGACAGATGGGGAATCTTTGGATCAGACGAACAGCGAAGACAGTCTTCTGTAAAAAACTTCTCTAATTTATCTGAAATGCTTGAGCACATGTATCCTCAAGCGGTTGAAGCAGGAATCCCTGCTACTGAGTACTGGGGAATGACACTTGAAGAAATTATGATACAAGTGCAAGCAAATAAGAAAGTTAAAGAGAATGAGTTGAAAGAAAAAGCAATGTTCGACTATTCTCAGCAACGATTAGCTGTTTTTGCTTTTAATGATCCGAAGAAGTTTCCAAAATTTGAAGACGCATATCCATTTCTTAAACAGATTGAGCAAGCAGTTGAGGAAGCCAAAACAGAAGAGGAATCAAAGCAAGACGCGATGAAGCGGGATCAAGAAATTTTCCTAGCCCAAGCACAAGCAATTAATGCAACACGAGAGAGAAGAAAACTTATAGAAGAAAGGTAGGTGAAAAAGCATGGAATTAGAAACGCTTGAGGTACTCCTCGATATTAATACCGCCAGAGTTGAGCAGTCTTTGGAACGAGTACTGCCACAAATCGAAAGTGCTATGAGTCGAATCCAACAAATGTCCGGTAACTCTATGGATCGTACTGAGAAAAATATGGCCATTGAAAAAGGTGCTAGCAATTTCACAAAACAACTAGAAAAAATGAATCAAGCACTCGAAAAGACGTTAGCAAACTTCGAACGATCAACAAAGCAATCATCTGAAGCTGCTGGTGACAATTTTTCTTCTGGTATTCGCAAAGCTCGTCCGAAAGTAACAAAAGAAATTGATGCGATGGTCAATGAGATCAACGCTAAAATGGGCCAAGCGAAAGCAGCGCAAGAAAAGGTTGCTTATCTAAAATCGCAAAGACAAACGGCATCTAGCCAAGGGGATACAGGGAAAGTCGTTAAATACGATGAACAAATCGCTCGAGCGCAAGCTCAGATGACAAAATTCCAAGATCAGGCAAAAGGAATGGGCAATACAATTAAGCGTGAATTAGACGCTGTGCCTTCTTCCTTGGAAACTATAACAAAAGGCATGAGCCAAAACGAAGCCCAAATTGAAGCGATGAAAAAACGAATTCGGACGTTGAAGGCGGAGTACAACGACCAACGTGTGCCAACTGGCAGCTTTACATCTGGATTCAAGAATTATGAAGATACTCCTCAATCACTGAAAACGTCTGGTGAGATTCAAAAACAATCTATCAAGATGAATAAACTTATAAGTGATAATGATCGTTTGCAAAAGGAATACGCACAAACAGAAGACAGAGCAGATGCGTTGAGAAAGGCTCTGCAACGAGTTAACTCTGCTTTGGGACAATCATCCATTCAAACGGGCAACGCTTCTAGCGGCGCTAGTATGACAGGCACAGGACTGAAGCAATCTGAGCGGGCTGTTTCTAAATATGGCGGTGTATTCAACCGTATGTCCAATGCAGTTTCACACGGGTTTGGGAGTGTCGGAAATGGCTTAAGGAACTCTATTGGATTTATTGGAAAGTTCGGAAGTCTATTTTCTAGTAATTCCAACAAAGTTACAGCTGGAACAAATCGAATGACAGGAAGCACGAATGCTTTTGGCCAGTCGATGAAATATCTGTTACCTTCATTAGTCGTTTATCAGCTGTTAGGTGGCGCAATTACCAAATTAGCTAGCGGTATGATGTCGGCGTTAAAAACGAACGATCAATTCAGCGCTTCGTTGAATCAGATTAAAGTCAATCTTATGACGGCATTCTACCCAATATATACGGAAATCTTACCCGCATTGAATGCGTTAATGAGTACAGTAGCTCAACTCACAGGCCAGCTTGCTTCATTTATTGCGATGCTATTTGGGACAACCTATGATGCGGCAAAACAAGGCGCTAGTGGGTTGTATGACAATATCCAAGCGCTAAACGATACTGGGGCTTCTGCAAATAAAGCCAATGAGAAAGTGAAGAAACTACAAAAATCTCTCATGGGATTTGACCAAATCAACAAGCTGACAATGGATACGGATGATGAAAAGAAAGAAGATTCTACAACTCCTGGCATTGATTTTGTTTCAGCGACAGGCACTTATTCAACACCTAAATGGATGAGAGACATCCAAAACTTGTTGAAGGATTTCTTCAAACCATTTCAGGATGCATGGAAAAATCAAGGTCAACGAGTGATCGATGCTTGGAAGTATGCATTAGGTGAAGTAATAGGTTTGGCTTCTGCTATAGGTAAGTCATTTATGGAAGTTTGGACAAACGGAACGGGTCAATTATTCATTGAGAATATCCTAATTTTATTAGCAGACGTACTTGGCATAATTGGTGATATCGCTGGTGCTTTCAAACGTGCATGGGAAGATGATGGACGAGGAACAAGACTGATTCAATCGTTCTTTGATATATGGAATCGAATCCTTGAATTGCTGCATGAAATTGCTATTGCTTTTCGTAATGCATGGAATGATGGCCGTGGAGAAAGTATAGCTGCCAACATCCTTGAAATCTATACGAATATCTTCAACACAATTGGCAATATTGCGGAACAGCTTAAAAAGGCGTGGAAAGAAGGAAAAGTTGGAGAATCAATCTTCGGAACAATCCTCGATGCAGTAGATGATTTGTTAGGCAACATCAACAGCATGACAAAAGCCACTGAAGAGTGGGCAAAAAACCTTGATTTCACGCCATTACTTAAAGCGATAGATGGATTATTCAAATCAATTCGGCCTATCTTGAAAAATGTTGGTGATGGGCTTGAGTGGTTATACAAGAATGTTTTGTTACCATTGGCAAGCTTTTTCATTGAAGATTATGTGCCTAAATACTTTGATATGTTCTCAGCAGCATTGGAAGTTTTAAATCAAGTGATTGAGATGTTTAAACCAATTTTTAAATGGTTCTGGGATGTGGTTATTGTTCCCTTATCTCAGGTAGCTAAATTTTTGATCCTTACACAATTAGATGCATTGACTAAAGGACTTGAATTCCTTGCCGGCGTGTTGGAAAAAGTTGCAAATGCAGTTAAGAATCCTAAAAAAGCAATTGGTGAATTGAAAGATGTCATAGATGAAAAGTTCGGTAGTATTATGACTTTCGTTTCTGATACATGGGGGAATGTTCAAAAGTGGACAAGCGATACTTGGAACAATGCTAAGAAAACTGTTACTGAAAAAGCTTCTGATATCTGGAACAGTGTGAGTAGTAGATGGAGTGACATCAAAAAAAATACCAAAGAAACTTGGGACACTTTTACTACAGATGTATCAAACAAAGCAAGAACTGCTAAGGATAATGCATCAAATCGTCTGCAAGAACTTAGGAATAATGTTTCTGATCGATGGAATAATGTTAAAAGTAATACTGTAGAGAGATGGAATGAAATCCGAGACAAAGTTTCGACATCGGCTGAATCTGCCAGTGAAAAAGCTAGCACTGCAATCTCTAACTTGAAAACAAGCATGGGCGGATCATTTGATACTATGAAAACGAATGCCTCAGAAGCTTTTGAAAAAATAACTGGTTGGGCTACGGGATTAGGTGAAAAAATCGGTAAAGGTCTTGGAGATGGTGCTAAGAAAGTTAAAGAAGGCGCAGGAAAAATTTTCAATGGCATGGTCGGCGTTATCGGAAAAGGTGTCAATGGTGTTATCAGCGGTATCAACTGGGTATTAAGCAAAGTCGGGGCAGGAGATAGTGCTCTGGAGAAATGGACCATTCCTACTTATGCTAAAGGTACCGGCTATCATCCGGGCGGACCTGCTTTAGTAAATGATGGATTAGGATCTAATTATCAAGAAGCTTATCGGACACCTGATGGACGTACTGGTATCTTTCCAGCGAAAAGAAATCTGATGGTTAACCTTCCAAAAGGAACATCGGTCTTGAGTGGTCCGAAGACTGCCGCAATGTATGGTGTACCAGCCTATGCAAATGGCGTAGGCGAATGGTTAAAAGAGAAATGGGATGGCGCAAAAGAGATTGCATCGGATATCTGGTCCTATGCATCAAATCCCAAGAAGCTTTTGAATGCAGCAATTTCCAAATTCGTCAATTTGAAGGGCGCTGTTGAACCCGCTCTATCAATGGCGAAAGGTTCCGTTGGTACGATCGCTGAAGGTTCTTATGAATGGTTTAAATCAAAGTTCGATACAGGATATGAAGCACAAAATAGTTCGTTTGATGGATCAATGGGGAATTGGGGTGTATACAAATACCTATATGATATCGCCAGAAAAACCGTCGATCGATATCCTGGTATGAGAATCACTTCTGGGTTTAGACCAGGTGATCCACATTCCCACGGAAAGCATCAAGCAATTGATGTTGCCTATCCAGCTAGTATGAACGGATCTTCGAAATACTTTGCTCCAGCGAACTGGGTGTTTGATAACTTTGCTTCAAAAGTAGCTTACGTAATCACTCAAGGTAAAGTTCGAGACCGAAAAGGAATGTCTGGTACTGGATCGAGCGGAAGTTGGGTAAGATGGCCACAGAATGACCATTACGATCATTTGCATATCAACGGCTCACTCGGAGCAAGCGATATAGACAAGAATGCTTCGTTTGGTGCATCTGGAGGTGCAGTAGTTGCTGGTCAATATGGTTCATCAGTAGAAAGATGGCGATCGACTGTCAATAGCGCATTGAACAAACTAGGCATTTACTCACTAGCCAATGCAAATCGCACGCTTTACCAAATGAAGACTGAATCAAACGGTAACCCTAACGCTATCAACAATTGGGATATCAATGCCAAAAATGGCACGCCTTCTAAAGGATTAATGCAGGTAATTGATCCAACATTTAGAGCCTACGCAAGAAGCCCGTACAACAAGAATATTTGGGATCCTATGTCGAATATTTTGGCTTCTATGAGATATGCATTAAGTCGGTACGGATCACTGGCAGCAGCTTATCGAGGTGTTGGATATGAGAATGGCGGCTTAGTTTCTCAAGATGGGCTATATCGTATGGGTGAAGGTAATAAGAAAGAGATGGTCATTCCGCTTGAGAAACCCCAACGGGCTGCTGAATTAATCCAACAAGCTGTTGAGTATCTTGGACTTGATATGTTCAACTCAAGCATAATGTTGCCAGAAATGTTCCAAACACCAACATTCTCACCGTCGAATAGTACGTTTAGTAACAATAACCAAATGAACTATGAAGGTGGTGGCATGAAAGACTTTACATCATCTATGGTAACAACATTGATGAATGCCATTTCTGCCATGGGTGCAACGCCAACACAGGCGCCAAATGGAGATATTATCATTAATATTGGCGGCAAAGAATTTGGTCGTATCGCTGTTAAAGAAATTAACAAGTACCACCAACAACTCGGATATACCGAATTAAACATTTAGGAGGATTGATCTGATGGCTGGATATTTAAAAATAAACGGAGTTACGATCAAAACTCCTAAAAAGTTTACAGCTGGAATTCAAGGAGTTGATGGCGACTCTGGTCGTAATGCTAAAGGAGACATGGTGCGCGACTATATTACAACAAAGAGAAAGATGGACCTTGAGTGGGGACCACTGACTGACGCAGAAATTTCGCCAATTTTAAAAGCGGTGATGCCAGTTTTCTTTGAAGTAACTTATCCAGATCCTATGGAAGGTGGCATTGTCACGAAAACTTTTTACGTGGGTGATCGATCCTCCCCAGCATATTCCTGGCATGACAAATTGCCTAAATGGGAAGGACTAACAATGAGTTTTATTGAAAGGTAGGTGAGATAAATGTGTTAGTAACTAGTGACGAAATCAAAGCCGCATGGTTGAAGCCTTCAAGACAATTGTCTATTCGTGTAAATATTAATGGTACTACTTATGGCAGTGAGGATATTACCTCACTGTCTTTTGATTCAGGAAGCATATCTGGTGAAACGTATCAGATTGGTTCCACATATATGAACTCTGTAAAAATAGTTTTTCCTTCAATTATTGAAAGTATAAAAGAAGATATAGAAGTGATTCCCGAATTAGCAATATTGCTGGAAGGGGAATATCAATATACCAAGCTGGGTCATTTCTTCGTATCTGAATTCGATCGAGATAGAAATAGCAACAAAACAACAATAACTGCTAACGATAAAATGATGTTTATGGAAAGTGTGTTTGAATCCAGATTAACCTATCCAAAACCTTATAGGGAAGTTGCTTTAGAAATAGCAAATCTTTCGGGTGTTGAGGTAAATCAAGCATCATTTTCGTCGTTAGGAATTTCCTCTATAGCCAAACCTGAAGGCTACACCTATCGGCAAGCAATTGGACTGATCGCTCAATTTGAAGGAGGATTTGCAAGCTTTAATAGAGATGGCGAGCTTGAAGTAAGAAGACTTGCACCTACTTCATTTGAGGTGACTCCGGAAAGCTATCTTTTAAAAGGCTTCACTAAAAATGAAGTGAGCTATAGAATTGGTGGTATTTCTGTTAAAACAGGTGAAGAAGAAACTGATGTAATACGGGTGGGTTCACTAAATGGTTCGCAAGTAACTCTTGAGAACAAAGTGATGACCCAATCGTTGTTAGACATTATGTGGAATCTTGTTAAAGATATCAACTATTTTCCGTATGAATTAAAATGGCGAGGGTGTCCACCGTTAGAAGCTGGAGATTGGTTTTATGTAGAAGATAAAGACGAAAAACGTTACTCGGTGCCGAATCTTTCATATAGTATGACGTTCAATGGAGGTTTGTCTGCCGAGTCAAAAGCTACAACGAATTCAAGTTCTCAAGCTACTTATAAATACAGAGGACCATTAAGTCAACGAGTTGATTACTTAGACTCAATTCTAAGTGCTAATAAGTGGAACTCAAACTATTATGATCAAACTGAGCCAACTGATCCTAAAGAAGGTGACATTTGGTTTAAGCCAAATGGACAGGACACTGAAATTTGGGTGTATCGAAATGTTGATGGAAATCTAAAATGGGTAATGGAAATTACATCAGCTGGTGATCCTGAACTCGCACAAGCTATAGAAGAAGCAAAACAAGCAGGCGAACAAGCCAAAGAAATCGCTGAACAAGCAAAATTAGATGCAGAATCCGCCCAGTCCAAAGCCGATGCAATAAGAATTGATGTCAATGGTCTTGTTTCTGATGTTACTACGATAAATGGGACAGTTAGTTCTATTAGTAGTAAAGCTAACGAGGCCTATAATAAGGCGAATGCTGTCGAAGGTAGAACAGCAACGCTTGAAACCTCAGTGAATGGTTTAACTGGAAGGATCACAGATGTTGAATCGACTGCCACAAGTACCACTAAAAAACTGAATGAGTTAGTCGTCACGGTGGATGGGCAGAACCAAACAATTGCAACTGTAACAACAACAGCTAACAGCGCCTTGAGTAAAGCGAACGTTTTGGAATCAACAGTTGATGGTGTTACGCAGACTCTGACCAGTGTTGAAAAGTGGCAGAATGATTTTAATGCTGGTACGAGGAACTATATTCCACGTTCAAATGAGTTTGTTGCATATACGCAAAATTCCACAGTTGGTACAGTGGAAGCTGATGGATCATTGCGCCTTGATGTTAACACTGATTCAGGTCAGCCTTTTGCTCTAAGCAATGCTTTGATTGCAGGTAGTACAGCTGTTGGTTTACGCATTATCAACAACTTTAAAACTGGTGATGACATTACACTCTCAATTTGGCTGAAAGGCGCTGTAACTCAGTTACCGCCACGTGGTTATATTGGAGCTGGAATGGGCTATATAGATGCAATAAATTCTGCGGAGACAATGAATCCCAATGTATATACCCGCTATGATTACACATTTAAATACAATCTAACTAGTGGGGCAGTTGTCCCGCATATTCAGTTCAACAATCAACGTGGTAGCTACATTTTAGGAATGGTAGCAATTTTTAAGTCTAATATGGGAATGGACTGGTCTCCTGCTCCTGAAGATAAGGCAACAGTTACCAAAGTCAATCAAATTGAATCAACTGTGAATGGCACTATTCAAACAGTTTCCCAAGTCAAGGAAACAGCTGATTCTGCTCTCGCAAAAGCAACTCAAGTAGAAACTACCGCTGAAGGACTAAAGACAACAGTTTCTGCTGTAGAAACAACCGCTACTTCAGCACTCATTAAAGCAACGCAGGTTGAACAAACTGCAAACGGAATTAGGCAGACAGTCACTGAGGTGCAGTCCAAGCTTGATATTACTGACATTAAGACTGCAATTGCTGGTGGGCTTGTAATTACCGATGATCCAGAGTTCCGCAAAGGAAACAATGGGTTAATTGTTTACAACAATGCTAATAACGGCGTAGTCACTCTGACAAGGGAATCAGCTATTAGCGGAGGCACGCAGCCTACCAATTCAAATGCTCGCATGAAAATTACTGTGACTGGTTCAGCAAATCCACAATTTGGTGGGATATTAAGACTTACTCAATCACGTGTTAACGCAAAGTTTGTAATTAGGTTTACAGCCTTGTTACCAATAGGACGTAGATTTATGCACGCAAATAACAGTATGGGTGATGGCGCAAGAGTAACATGGCTTACTTCTACTGCGGGAACTGGACTTTGGACTGAATATATGTACCTTGTTGAATGCGGCACAGGCGGAACTTTCAGTACTTTTGGTCATCTATATGTACTGGATGGGACTGTTCCGACAGCGGCTAACCCCCTTAATTGGTACATTGCAAGATATGAGATTATTGACATTTCTCAGTCCCAACAATCACAGATTACTCAGCTGTCAGACAATATAAATCTGAAAGTTGAAAAAAACGATATAGTCAATCAAATCAATATATCGACGGAAGGAGTTTTGATTTCTGGAAGTAAAGTTCAAATCACTGGTCAGACTTATATTGAAAATGGGGTTATCGGAAGAGCGCAGATAGCAAATCTTGCAGTTGGAACTGTGCAAATTGCAGATGCAGCGATCACTGATGCTAAAATCGGTAGTCTTTCAGCGACCAAGATTACCACTGGAACGCTTAATGCAGCGAATGTGAACATTGTTAACTTAAATGCTAGTAGCATATCGACAGGAGAGTTAACGGGAATCAACATACGTGCTGCAACTTTCTATGGATCTAGTGGTTCTGGGAATATGCAGTTAAATGGTGTTGACTTAAGATTTGATACATCCTCAAACAGTTTCCGACTTAATTATAACGGTATAGTTAATGTCAACACGAGTTACGGAACACGTGCACTAGCTTTCTTTAATGAAGGCATAAATATAGCTGCTAGTTCTAGCAATAGTGGAAACTTTCGAAACTCTGGATTAACTCTTTCCGGGGATAGCACGTATGTCGACTTTTACAGCATCGGTTCAACAAGTGCAAACGGACGATTGCTCTACTCTGGAAATAGTATGACGCTAAATAACTTCAGAACTGGTAAGCGAATAAGCTTAGCGTACAACTTTGATTTGTATGTATCGAGTTTAAACGTTCACAAAACAAATGATTCTGATTGGTCAGGAGTATATGCAGCATCATTTACCAATAGCTCAGAACGAAGATTAAAGACTAATTTGGTATTACTTAAGGATAGTCTGTCTGTTCTGCAAAAAATGAAATTTTATGAATATGATCGTATTGATACGTTGCAACATCAATTGGGGCCTGTGCTTGATGAGGCGCCCGAAAAAATAATCCAAGGTCAAGGGATTGATCAATATTCCTTTATAACTTTAGTAGCTACTTCATTACAGGAGCATGCAAAAAAAACTTCGCAAGATATTGATATGTTGGCATTAAAAATAGATAACTTGCAAAATGAATTTAATCAATTAAGAAATGCATCGTGAGGGGAATAAAATGAACAACAAAATTTGTATCAAACTTAAAAACAAAGAGATAACAACAGCGATCAATTTTTTAGATAGAATGAATTTAAAACCTAAAGATAGTAGGCATCGTTCAAAATTTGTAAAGCAATTAAACAAGGCGCTTTTAGAACTTTCTGAAGAGGAAAAAACGTTGATGAATAAATTCGAACTTATCGATTCTAATGGGCAACTGAAATCGGATAATGATCGAAAGATTGATAATGTTTTGGCTTTTAATAGAGAGCAGACGATACTTCTTGAAGAAGAAATTATTGTAGAAGGGGGCATGTATGCTAAAAATCTTTCAGAAGTCCAACGTATATTGAGTGAATATGACGGTGTGTTATCCGGTGAAGAAGCTCAAATTTACGATCGTTTAATGGATGAATTTGAGTCCCAAGATAACGAATAAAAAATAGAGGGAGAAAATACTATGGCATTAGAAACGAAGAAATCTATCAACATTTCAGGAGAATCGAAAATAAATGGACAACAGGTTATTTATCTAACAGCAAATGTTACAACAGATAGTGCAGGAAATACGAATATTAATCAATCAATTGTCAATCAGGATTTATATCGACAAAATCGAACAGAATGCAGAAGTGATATTGAGAGTTTTCAGGGGAAGGTTTGGACTGTAGAAGACGATTTGCTAAAAGAAGTAGAAGGGCAGCCTTAGAAGGTTGCTTTTTAATTTATTGGAAAATATGCGACACATGTTCAATTGATTGGTATTAGAATGAAAGATTTTTTGGAAATCGAATTTTTCTTAAATAATAGATAAGGTGGTAAATATGGTGATTATTGATAATGGAGTGTTACTAAATGAATTTCGAGGGTTGTTGACAAATGGTTATGTGCAGGTGTTCTTGTGGGTAGTGGTAGGAGATATCGTGACAGGACTTTGCAAAGGGGTATTTATCAAAGACGCTAATAGTACAAAAGGATTACTTGGCATTGTTAAGCATATGCTAGTTGTGTGCTTAGTGATCATTGCTTATCCGTACCTAAAGATTATGAATCTCGAGACGTTTGCGACCGCATTCGTCTTTTTCTATATCGCAGTTTATGGAATCTCAATTATTGAAAATCTTGGACAACTGGGGATTCCAATTCCAAACTGGGTAAAAGAAAGACTAACTAAATTACAAGATAGTAATGAAAATCCAAAACCTAAAGTAACAGAAATCAAAATCGATTATGGTGATGGTCAATCTGAAACCCAAGCTCTGGATAGTAAAAATGTTCCAGACTATGGCGATGGCCAAGAATTTACAGAAAAGAAGGAGTAGCCGATCGGCTGCTTCTTTTTTTAGAGAGGATGATTGATATGAGTTTCATCAAATACGAGTATATCAATATTAATGAGTACTCAAGACCAGGTATCAGGAATAACGGTATTGATGGTATCGTTATGCACTACACCGCCAACAATGGTGGCACCGCACGCAATCACAAGAACTATTTTAATAATCTAAAAGGAACCTATGCTTCTGCTCAACTGTTTATAGATGATATTGAAGCACTCTGTATCATTCCCTTGAATGAAGTTGCGTATCACGCCAACGAAATCAGCAAATACAATGCAGATGGTTCACGCTATCGTCCGCTGTATTCTAAGATAGGCAACGCCAACTATTCAACGATCGGTGTTGAAATGTGCCTAGACAAGAATGGAAACATTACGGAAAAGACATTCCAAAATGCTGTGAAGGCTGTCAAAGAATTGATCGCCATTTATCCTCATATTACGAGAGAGAAGATTTGGCGCCACTTTGACGTGACAGGCAAAAACTGTCCAGCTCCTTGGGTGGCGAAACCAAGCGAATTCGAACGATTCAAGAACGCAGTTTTCAGCAATACAAGCAACAACACACAAGCAAACACACCACAAATTCAACCAAAGAAAGTAGGAGAAACCATGTTACTATTTAGAAATCAAAATGATCCGAAAGTTTACTTTTTGACAGGAAACAAATTTACTCATGTGAAATCAGAAGGCGATTTGAAGAAAATCCAAGCGATGATGGAAAAAGCAGGCTATGACACTTGGATTCACACAGATCCAGTTCAAGTTGCGTATCTCCGCAAAGTAGCAACAGAAGCATAAAAAATAGCCCGCTTCTGCGGGCTTGTACATAGATCTTATTCATTTTACTTGCAGTAATTTAGTTTATGCTATAAATTAGTAGATGCGTGCAATACTTTATGAAGAGTAGTTAGGCGGTGGAAACTTGGGGAAGTGTGCCTAACACTCTTCTTGTTTATTTTATCATTATTTTTATTTAATAGATATTATTGTTCAGAATATCGTCTAAAATATTTCTATGTTTTTCAGCATATTATAATTGTAAATTCATGACAAAATGAAAAGCTTGTCTCTCTAAAATCAGATAATATTTTTGCTAGAAATCTCTTGAATAAAAAATGCTAAAGTGTATCATGGATTTATACCAACTAATCCATTTTATTGTAATTGTTCTTTCGAAAATTCCACTCTACACTATAGTAGGGTGGATTTTTGTTGAATTTAAATAAGATACCTTGTAGAATGATAATAGCCTTAACCGGGGCTAATATCCTGACATTTTTTACCCTGTTTTAAGCCCACTCTCTCCAAGGGTGGGTTGTTTTGTACCTTTAGCTCAGATGGTTAGAGCAGACGGCTCATAACCGTCCGGTCGTAGGTTCAAGTCCTACAAGGTACTTTGTTTTTTAGGATCATAAGTTACCTTACAAAAATCTTTTCATCTAATTGTGCCACTCCTTTCCGGGAGTGGTTGTTTGTCGTTGAAATAAGAACTTATGTTTGGTATAATTTCCATATAATCCTCATACGATTATATCTGCTATAGGAAGTCTTGGAAAACGCTTGTTTTTCGGGCTTCCTTTTGGTTTAATTTAGTTAGCAGATAAATCGGAGGTATTGTTTAAATGATTAATTATTTGAAGGTTTTTGAAATAGATCCTGAATTGGAAGTTATTTCACGTGAGAGTGAAGTGATGCGGGGATTTGAATCGAAAATTGATGTTTTTTTTAAGAAACACATTATAAAATCAACGAAAGATGTGAATTCGAAAGCGGCAAGATTTAGATCAGATAATAGCGATATTTTTATTCCTTGTAGTAAGTGCTTTATAGAAGATGATTTCGAACAAGCTGCTTTGAAAATTGCAGACCATTTAAAAATGAATATGCATTACTCTGTAAAAAAATCATTTCTTCTTATAGTATTTACTTATAAATTTACTGATGACGAATTTATTGGGAATGATGAACTTCTTGCGATAATGAAAATGGAACTGAATGAAGGTATACAAATGAATGGCAATGTGTTTAAAATTCAGCCCAATATGTTACCGGATTTAGGCAATAGTTTACAAAAATGTGCTTTTATATATAAATCAAAGATTGATAGTTTTGAAGATAATTCTGTAGGTAATAATTTCCATTTAAGGATTTTAGATAAACAAGACAAAACTATATCCACCTATTTCATCAACCTTATGAATAGCGTTTTAGTGGCAGACGATCAAGTTATGTCACGGTTAGCTCACAGGTTTATCAGAAGAAAGGCAAAGGACTTTGTTGAAAATCAAGTAGAATTAGAAGCGGTTGATAAACAATTAAATATCATAATGTCTCAGAGAAAAAGAACTTCTATTAATGCTATTGTTACTGAAATTTATCCTTTATTGAATAATGATTTGTTAGAAAAAGCTTCTATGGATGAAGATACGCTAGCAAAAGAAACTTTTAACTTGATATTACAAAGTAACCCTAGTGCTGCTGCTACGTTTACATCTCAGCCTACAAATGGTGAGAAATATCGATTAAGCAGTGAAAATAGAAGTATTTGGGTTAGTATTGAGCAAGGGTTAGTTGATGATAATACAGTGAAGATTGATGAACTTACCGATAATCGTTATGTTAGAATAGATATTCCTAAAGCTATGGTTAACCATGGATAAAATCATTACTTGGAGATGAATTGAATGTATGATGAGGCGAATATTTTTAATTCTTTATTAGAAAAAATAAACATCACTTATACTCAACCAAGAATAAATGTTGCTAAGTCATCATTCAATCGTATTCAAATAGATGAAATTTTGGATGCATCAATTAAAGTTGATGATTTAGAAATTTTTTCCAGTTTGTCAAAGCCTTTTTTAGATGAATCGGATTGTATACAGCTATTTTTGATTGAAACAGATGATGCTTCCAAAATTGTTGATTATAAACATTTAAATGAAAGAATTACAGAGATAAAAAAAGACTATGAGTATGATGAAGAAGTTAGATTAAAAATAAGAAAAATACAAAATCTTGATTTACCCTTAGAAGGTAAACCGGTTATTGAGTATTGTTTGGAGAATAATTTTGTTGAGCTAATCATTCAATTAACTGATTATATAGATATTTCAGACTTACAATACTTAGAGAACAAAATTAGAATTGTTGGTCCTATAAAGCAAAATATTAATTCCTCAATTTTTAGTTTTAGTAGTGAAAATAATAAGATCGATAATGAATATATTAATTTTATACAAACACAAAGAGCGTATCATAAAAGTATATCTTATATACCTTCTATAGTTAGTATGAGTGGTTCAATTACGTCTGAAATTTTGAGAAAGTGCATGATAAATGCATTGACAAATATTTTTGATAACAGAAATCAGACTTCATTCCTAATAATAAAACAAGCTGTGAAGGAATTAAACATAAACAGCCTCACAGGTAATCTTGGAAGTTGCTATGAGTTCATATCACGTATTAATATGTTTATTTTTAGTGAATCTTCAAGTTATAGAGAGAAGCTAAGAATTGTAAGAAACAAAATATATGATTGCATTGATGAAGAGGAATTTAATAATTGCAATTATGATGAACGTTTTTGGGAGAAATTACTAAAAATAAGTATTAGCGAATATGATCTATATGTAGATGAAAAAGTAACCAAGTTTATTGCAGAAAAGAAAGAGATAATCAAAGAACAATTTAGTATGTCAAAGGAAATCAGCAATCAAATATCTGAAACAAAGAAAAGCCTAATGAACAATATAGTCTCAGTAATTGGTATATTTTTGAGTAAGTTTATTTTCGAGGCTATTTCCCGAAATGATGAATCTTTTTCAAATTTTTCATATTTTGTAGCTTTAATGTTTTCTGTATATCTTTTAGTTATGTATTTTGTTAGTGGAGAATTTAAAAGCTATCAAACGTATGTGAACAGAGTCGAAATTATGAATACTTATTATCCCAAACTTTATTTAACAGAAGATAATATAATAAGTGATTTAGAGAAAAAAATATCAAATCCTGAGATAAAAAAATTAAAATATGTTAATATAATTTCTGGTTGCTGTTATGCTTTTTTTGTTATACTTTTTTTACAAAAAATAGGTTTCTTTGATTTTTTTGTACTAACTTTTTTTACACCAGATAGTTAA